AGTTCGCTCCAAACCCAGACCCAGAAACGGGTCAGCCAATCCCACTCGACCCGCCATCAGTTGTACCTGCACACGACTACGACAACCACGCCGTACACATCGAAGTGCACAACCGTTTCCGCAAGAGCCAGTCGTTCGACTTGCTATCGGATGCGGTCAAGGCTGAATTCCAGAAGCACATTCAGTCACACCAGCAAGCTTTGCAGAGTCAAATGATGATGCAGACACAAGGCATGATGCCTCCGCAGGAACAGCCAGCGGTTGATCAGGGTGCCCCAACAGATCAGTCAGGGATGACTGCAGAACAGTTAGGATAGAGACATGTCAGAAGAGACAGGTTACGAAGGTCTTGACGCTCCACTAGATGCCGGAGCTGAAGACACTACGGGGTCTGACCAGAAAGTTCACCCTGCCTATGAGAAGCTCCTTGCCGAGATTCCGCAGGCATGGCACGAGAAGGTCATTCCTCACTTGCAGGAGCAGGACCGTGCAGTCCAGCAGCAGCTAGAGAAATACACTCCGTACAAGGAGTATGTTGACAATGGCGTAGACCCTGCGTTCATTCAGCAAAGCATTCAGCTGGCTCAGGCTATCGCTGAAGACCCAGTAACTATTCACCAGAACTTGACCAAGGCTCTCATGTCTCAAGGTCTGATCCGTGAAGAAGCTGAAGCTCAGGCTGAAGAACTTATGGACGACGCTTTCAGCGACTACGCTGAAGAGGGTCTGCCTGATTCGGTTAAGCGTGAGCTTGCTGCCCGTGACGAGAAGATCAACTCGTTCGAGGAGTACATTCAGAACCAAGAGCTTGAGCAGGCAACCTACGAGGAGTTGGACATAATCGAAGCCGAACTTGATGGTCTACGTGACGCTTACGAAGTCACCGAAGCTCAGGAGAACGCAATCCTTGAACTTATGGAAGCTGCCGTTGCTCGTGGCGAAGACATGTCTGTAGTTGACGCAGCCCGCAAGCTAGTGTCGATCACCGGCGTGGGCTTTAAGAAAGCTGGTGCTCCAGATCTGTCAGGAGACGCCCCAGTGGTCCTAGGTGCAACCGGCAACGCCGTCCCATTCGAGGGTGTCACCGTACCAAAAGACGACAAAGGTAAGAAAGAAATGATGGCTCAGTTGTTTGCGCAGCAGTACGGCAACCGCTAAACTAAGAACTACCCACTGTAACATTATTAGTTACGGCAGCCCCCAGCAGATTTATCTGTCTGGGGGTTTTCTTTAGTTTCACGTGAAACATGTGATAATCTGGAATTGTCTCAAGTACAGCCCCGCTGGGGTCAGGGCAACAGGCGTATGCGGTTCGCATAAAAAAATCATCCATTTTATTTAGGAGCTATACATGCCGACTTACGGTCAGTCACTTAGCAACCTGAGCGCAACTAACTTTGCATCAGAAGCTATCAAACTAGTATACGGCGATCTCCACGAACAGCTGCGTGACAAGAACCCTGCACTGCAGCTAATCGAGGCATCGTCTCAAAACATCACCCAAAACGGTCGAAGCGTAGTCTTTGACACTCACATCGGTCGCAACCAAGGAATTGGTGCTCGTGGCGTTCGTGAAGCTCTGCCAGTGGCAGGTGCTCAGAAGTACAAGCAGGCAACCCTAGACCTCGTAAACCTATACGGTACCATCGAGGTTGACGGTCAGCTATTTGAGCAGGCTTCAGAGAACTACCAAGCATTCATCAACGTTGTGGACAATGAAATCCGTGGTCTAAAGAAGGACCTCACCGTTGACCTAAACCGTCAGGTTTACGGCGACGGAACCGGAAAGCTCGCAACTGTAGTATCGAAGTCTGGCTCGACCATCACTTTCGACTCGGTTCAGTGGCTACAGGAAGGTATGCTTCTTTCGCTGTACAACAGCGGCGGAACTGCCGTATCTGGCGCATCAGGCACCAGCTACCTAACCATCGTATCGATCAACGAAGCAACCAAGGTTGTAACCATGGCTGCAGCAATTCCATCTGCAGTAGCAGCTAACGACATTGCTGTTCGTGGTTCATACAACGGCGGCGACTCGTACAACAAGGAATGGACTGATCTAGGCAAGATTGTCAAGGCAACCGGTTCGCTTCACGGCATCGACCCAGCCAGCTACCCAATCTGGGCTTCGCACGAGAAGGCTCAGGGCGGTGCTCTAACCGAGCTTGCTCTGATCAACCTAGTACAGACCGTTGACAAGAAGGGTGGCGAAGTTGACGCATTCCTAGCCTCACCGGGCGTGTTCAACGCTTACTGGGCTTTGCTCACCTCGCTACGTCGCTTCAACGATGGTGGCGCACTTGTTGGTGGTCAGCGTGCATTCACGTTCACCGCTGCAGGTCGTGACATCAACTTCGTGTCGGACTACGCTGCACCAAGCAACACCCTTTACGCACTATCAACCAAGGAATTGGTTGTTAACCGCAAGAAGGACTGGGCATGGATGGACCGTGACGGTTCGATGTGGAGCCGTTCAGGCGACACCGACGCTTACAAGGCAGTACTGTACCAGTACTCTAACCTCGGAACCTACCGTCGTAACGCACACGCTGTTATGACCGGAATCACCGAAGCCTAAAAAGCGAAAAAACTCCCAAGGGCATCAGGCTCCGTCTCTCCTGATGCCCTTGGGTTTTTTGCTATCATAGATATGACCTAAGGAGACTAATGGAATTTGTAGACTTCAGCCGCATCGACGGCTTACACCACGAATATCAAAGACGCATCTCAACTGTCATCAATGACATGTACCCAACTGTGCGCCTAATCCGGCTTGAACCCGGACACCCAGACTTCAACGCAGAGAAACCCTATGCGCTGATCGACGAACCAAACCTGATGACACCATACGTTATCCGTACCCTAGCTGAATCAGAAATCGATGCACGTCTAGTGGCTTGGCTCGTCATGCACGACTCACAAAACCCTGACGCCGAAATCAATAAATGGGAAATCCTAGAGATGGCTGAGCGTGCATTAGATGCTAAAATGGAAATGGAAGTTTTGGAGCAGAAGAAAGACCTTCTAAAGTCCATGATGAAATCCAAGAAGCACTCATACAAGCATGACGGTCAAACTCTTAGGAAGTAATGCCAGCCGAAACCTTTACCAGCACCTCAGCCGATGTCGCTGATCGTGTACGCACAACCTTCGGCGACACTTCAGGCTCGCAAATAACCGACGCCATGATCATCCGTTGGATTAACGACGGACAGCTAGAGATCATCAACAACAACTCAGTGTTGAAAGCAACCAAATACACTGACTATCTTGCAGGTCAAAGCGAGTACACGTTCCCAACCGACGCTGTGCAATACATTGAAGCTATCTACGTTTCTGGACGCCCAATCAAAAACGTCAGCCCGCAAGAGTTCCGTGAATACATCCTCGCTCAAGACCCAACCCTTGAAGCCGTAGCAGAGTTCCCAAACATCTGGTACGAGCGAGCCGGCGTCATCACCTTCTACCCTAAAGGTGACACCACCAGCATTAACGGACTGAAGCTTGAGTACGTGAAAAGCCCAACCGCTATCACCTCAATCTCAGCTAACCAGCTGCTCAGCATCCCAGACCGTTACCTCAACCACTTAGTTGACTATGTTCTGGCTCAGGCATTAGAGATGGACGAAAACTACACGGCAGCTGACCGCATCCGCAGCCACTTCCGTGAAGGACTAGACCGCATGACGCTGAAGGAAAACCTGTCGCAAATCGACTACTACCCTTCAATCTTGCCTGACCCAGAAGATTACCATGTCTGATGAAATTCGCCAAAGATCAGTTAGCTTACGAGACTTCTCCGGCGGTCTAAACAACTTCTGGGACGCATCGTCGATCGCTCAAAACGAAGTCCCACACCTGCTAAACATGGACTTCTCACCTAACGGTGCGTTACGTTCACGCCCGCCAATCATCGACTCAGGTTTTGGCGCACCCGTATCAGGACAATACATTGACATCCTTGGCTTCTACATGCCAGCCAGCGGCACCCGTTACCTCATTGCAACGAGCGACGCTAAAACGTGGGCATTAAACACTGCCGGAACCACATGGACCGAAATCTGGGCATACAAAGCTACCGGTTTCGTACAATACGCTGACGAAGTTGTACTATCTAAAGCCAGCACTGGCGGTACCCGTTGGGACGGCACAACC